GCAGGTGGGTTGTTTGCTGGAGGTGCCAAGGGTGCTGATTCCGCAGAAAGTTTAACATTAATATTTGATAACTCTGTATTTAAAACTTGAAGAGTATCAAGGCTTAATGCAGAAAGTTTTTTGACTTCCTCATCACGCTTTTCCTTAGTCAATAGTCCTCGACTAACTTTCACGTCGGCAACTTGTTCGGCTAATGTAGTCTTTTGCTGATTTTCAAAGTCGGTCACCTTTTTTTCTAGGGCAACCTTTTGGTCCTCTAGCTCCTTCATCTTGGTTGTGGCTTCCTCAAGCTGTTGCTTTAGCGTTTCAGCCTCAGCCTTGAAATCCGGCCCGGGTTGTTGTTGGGCTGGAGTAGCTGGAGGATAAGCGCCTGCCATAGATTGGGAAGCACCATTTCCTGTTTCTGCCATTTAATTTACCTCTAAAGTTATTGTTCAGACGTCACAATATTTAAAAGGTTGGACTAAAAAACTATATCCGAACGGAAAGGTAGATTGTCGACCGGGTCATAAGACCTAGTCCTTGAGCACGGCCTTCCGGCATTTGACACATAAATAAAAGTAGTTGCCCGGTATGGGATATTTTCCAATAAAATATATTTTTGGCGAGTTAGCACCGCACCTCTGACAGTTATGTGTTGTAATATCACTATACAATGGGTCGTATTGTGGCAGCAGGTGAAGCTGTTTCTTTTTAGTTAATATGCGGAATAAAGTTTCGTCGAGCCGCTTTTGTTTAGCAGCGTCAACAATTTCGCAAACTTCGTCATAGCTAAGTAATGACTTTGCACCAAAGGTATTGAATAAATGTTTTATACCTGCAGGTGTTCTATGCTTGCCCTGTACAAAATCATTGTGAAGTGAGTTTGTCCAGATATCATTTAATTCAAGTACCTCAGCCAAAATGATACAATTGCGCATGCCTATAATTTGTAACGAATTAAAATATTTTGTTTTTGTCAGTGTTGCATTTATACCATATTTGAAAAGGTGATTTTTTATATCTTGTAATAATTCAATTGGGCCATCGATTTCATAGTAAGGTATTGGTCGCACACCATAGCGTACATCAGAACGCTTACAGAACGTAACGCCCGGAAATCCCTTCTCGCGTAACTCGAGCTCCCAATGTCCCATATCTTATGACCCGGTCGACCTTTAAGCTCCGATAAAGCATACCTTACAGGCAGGATTCTTACAAACCGTTAATCTTTTATAATGGTTTATATTCGCGACAGTTCGTCTAATTGGGTCCGCAAAAACTGTTGCATCAATTGACAATCCCTGGTATTCGCCGTTTTTAATTTTTTGAATTGTTTCATAGTCAGTTATTTGCATTCTAACCTTTACTGTTGCACCATCTAATTCCTTTGAAAGAATCTTTCCCGCTTGTTTTGAATTATCATGCTCAACATCAACAATCATATTATCTATTTCATTAAGTGGTGAATTTATAATGGCTTCAGGCGACCAATATAATCCATTCCACACGCCAAATGAAAGGGCATTACCAGTTACCTCTAACCCGTCTTCAGTTTCTTTAAAATCGGACAAATCTCCAGAGAGTCGAATTTTCATTGGTAACTGTTCTTCAGCGAGTCTTTCCGTTTCTTTAAGCGCGTGCCAGGCATTAGGAATAGAGCTAGTAAATGACCATCTTCCCTCTAGTGTAGTGCCAAAAAATTCTAATCGGAGAAGATATTCACCGTTTGCCTGTAAAACGCTATCATAAACAGCCACTTTGCCCTTATCAAGTCTTTCTACTTGACACTCATCTGTGGTTGAAGGATTGCCTGGAGCACCAGGTGGAATATTTTCCAACTGTTCGCCTTTTAACCAGAAATCATCGGCATACGGATTTCGTTGTGCTACCTTAATTTCGGTATCTTTAAGCGGACTTGCCCCGAGAACAAAATGATTTATACATTCGCCGTTATTAAGGAAAAGGTCCCAATGTTCATATTTGCCATTTCCCCACCAATGATGTATGAGTGAAAAATCAGCCATAGGTGTGTTTGGTGCTACTTTTTGTAGCTGTTCTTCTGTAATTTGCGTATCTACCTCGAATTTTTCACCTTTTGATAACCCAATCAATTGTTCGCCTGTTTTAATTTCTTCAAGCTTATAAATAGCATCGTTAACTGCTAGTAATACTTTGTATTTTGGTTTTTTGGTTGTGGTTTCCGTTACAATGCCTTGTTCTCGTGCCTCGGCAAGCACCATAGGCATCGGAGCAACTTTTGCAGTGCCATCAAATAATTTAATTTCGGTAACCTTCCCATCTACAAGTGCAATATTTTCAACTTTAACTGAGACAATATCGCCAATCTTAGCCGGATTTTCGGTGTCCTGCGAGTTCCAACAGGTTGTCATAAACCCGCCGGGGCAGTCAGGGCATGCAAATCCAACAGTAAACCCCTGTTCATTTTGTGAAATAACTTTAGCCTGTGCTTCTATAAATTTATCCTTCATTTTCATCACCTCGTTGAGGTTTCTCTTCAGTTACCCTATCTAATTCCCAGCCAAGTCTTCTGAAAAATTCCTCAGCATTAATAACGCCTTTGTCAAATGCATTAACTAATGCGGCAATTAATTTACTTTCTGGGTCTAGAATTGGTCGCCATTCATGTCTAATTCTAATCTTATCAGCATAACCAAGTGTTTTAACTATTGGGTCGTATAGTTGCCGTTCTATTTCACGTTGTAAAAATTTTTGTTCGCCTGCAATCGTCGATTCGTAGAAAGCACGCAAACTAAACTCAAGTGTTGCTCTTGCTATTGTCTTTTCACGGCTTAAAAGTGCTTTTGGTATGCCAAATGCACCAATAATCTCTTCATCCTGTTTATCAATTGCTCTAATTAAGTTATTTAAATCAGGACTAAATTGTGTGACATGTGGCACAACTGCTCGGTTGGCAATGACGATTGCACCGGGCTTAAGGTCCGTTTTTAAACTAGCAAACAGTGCACTCTTCTCAGTTGCACTCAAACCACGTGTGTCTGCTTCATAAATTACAATTGGAGCCCATAAACTACGGGAAGCGTATAGTAAATCCCGTTCTAAATTCTTCTTAATTTTAATATTTCTTTCAATAGCACGCACAGCAGATACACCAACTAATGACGATGCACTATTGTTTAGAGCATCATATGAAAAATAAAGTAACCTATTACTTGGTATAAAGTCATCTCTGGCGGTGTGGTATTTAATTCCAGTGAATATACCGGCGTCATTTACCTGTGGATAGATATACGAACTTGTTAATGGGTTTAATGATTGCACTATAATATCCGGCTTCCCGGAAATTACAATTTCCCAACCTGCATTACCATATAAGAATCGTTTAATCTGTGTTCTTCGCAAGACATCATCTAAATTAACTCGACGATTAATTTCATCAATCTTACGTTTTACTTCCATATATTCTGGCTTATCTGGGTTGTCATCCTCATCTAAACATTTAATTGTCGTTTCAAATCCGGCACGTGTAGTGAAATTTGCAATCATATTAACACATTTTCGCAACACACCAGTTGACTTGTAATAATTCCAGTATTTAGCAGTTGACAAGTAGCCCCGTTCAATAATCTCTTCATACGACATTACACTAAATGCTGGCGAAAAACCACCGTATGAGGCTAACTTAACATCACCTAGTACAAGTTTTCCGTCTTTGTCACGTGGTATTGTAACATCAATTTCAGGCGCGAGGCTTAAATCTATATCTTCAAGTGAGTTATAGCCCTCAGCCATAGCGGTATCTTTCGGCGTAATGTTAAGGGGCTTTCCTTTTCGTTTAATAGAAATCAATTTCATGAAATTCGCTCTCATCTATAGGCAATATAGGCGGTAACGCAAAATAACCCTTATCGACACTTGTTGAAGTATATGCTTCAGGCTTATCATTAGCTTCTTCAACTAGTTCCCAGAGTGCATTAGCCACTGCGTCAGCTATATCCTTGGACCCATCTGACGGATGGTCAACTTTTATTCCCTTTACTAATTCAAGGCGTTTTAGTTCAGTATTTAATTTCTCATTAACTGGTATTTTAATTTTGCCCCCATATATATGCTCTTTCAGGCAGTCGTACTCTTGTTTCTTGACGGTATGCTGTTTAACAAACACACCAGCACGCTCAATTGCTTGTAATGTTTCGGGATACATCCATGTGTCTACGATGAAAGCACGCAGTGGAAATGTGTTTGCAATACTAACAATAAAGTCTCGGACCTGAAATGCGTCAATTTCGCCTGTTCCCTCACGTATAAATCGGTGAACAAAGTCGACAATAACAGCATTTCCTTCACCATGCAAGAGACATATACCAAAAGCATCGTTTCTCACGGCAGGGTCACCGGCAAGATAGTAATATGTGTTAGGTTTGGGACGAATTTTTGGTATAAGTTTATTATCGTCTACCAAAAATGGTAAGCTGCTATCAAATGCAGCGTCAATTCGCTTGGGTTCTCTGAAAAATGCCTCAACTGCAAAAGGAGGTGCCGCACCAAAGTCACGCATTGCGGTTTCTGGATTCAATTCATACTCGGCATCGAAGTCTTTTCGCGTAAATCTCGGGTTCATTTTCCACGTGGGTAGCTGGTAGCACAAAAAATTCCGTAATTTTAGCCCTTTTCGGTATAATTTCATCTGAAAATCATCGTGCCAGATAGGTGAAGACACAGAAAATACTTTTCCTTCTACCCCAAATGTCTTTGTTGCACGTGAAACAGTAAAATAAACCATTTCTCCACTAAATTTTCCCTTATTATCCTTAAATCTTGCGGTTTCATCGAGCACAACAGCCTTTGCAGTACGCCCCGCAAGCGATGCAGAGTTAGAATGTTCTGCACTTAGATGTAAACTATACTCAGGAAACTCAAATTCGTCGGTTCTTTCCACCATTCCGTGGTTAACAAACCACTCGGAATTACTCAAAAGACCGGAAGTTTGGGCAAAAATAGTATTTCTTGCCTGGTCTCTTGAATTTGCAACGTGCAAAATGTATATAGGTTGGTCAGGTGGAAGGTCATAATGCTTCTGCGGATTGCCTAACAATATCAATTTGAAGAGTTCGTAAGTGGTTGCCATAGCACCAAGCTGTGTTTTGCCACTCCTCATACCACACACAAGTATCATATTTGTGTAAATATGGTTAGGTGTGCAATAAAATTCACGCAAAATCTTCTTTTGCATAGGATATGGTTTAATATGGAGTATATTTTCACAGAAAAAGACTGGGTCTTTATATGCCTTTAATTCAAGGTTTAATGTCGATAATAGCGTCATTAACTTGAGTTTCCTCCTCAATTGCCTTTAATAGGATTTCCTGACATTTCGGGCATAAATTGTGGATTTTGTTAACAATAACTGACCTAAAATCATTATATTGTTCAATGGTAATATGCTGTTCGCCGGTCACACGGCCTTCAAGCACATTCAAATCCATAATTGTTTTTCGAATCTCGCCACAAAGTGAAACCATTTGCTTGGTTGCAACCGGACCATAATTACGTTCTGCAACTAGATTTTTCAAAGATTCATCCATGCTTTGTAGGGAACCTAGTAATACGTTACGTTTGCTAGTAACATCGACAAGCTGCTCCTTTGTAATATGCCCAGTCATATGTTCGTATATTTCATCAACACGACAATGTAGTATATTTTCGGCAACTTCACGTTTCGTTAGTTGCCCTTTTAAAATTTGTGTCTCAAGACTTCGTCGTTCGGGATGCTTACAAAGTGGACAATCATCAGGCATGAAACTATTAACACTTTCCTAGTATTTAATATTTGTGTTGTTATTATGCCTTTGTCATTGGACTGCCGCAGTTAGGGCATGATTTTTGGTTACATGGTCTTGCTCGCAGATGTGGCACTTTATGTCCACATTTAGGACAAACACAATAACCGCCAGGTCCACTGCCTGGTTTATCTCCACCTTGTGCTCCTCTTCCTCTCATCATTCTATATCACCTCCATACATTCGGCACATATTTTAATAATAATGCTATAATAACGTTGGTTATCCACCAGAATATGACTACCCCATTTTTAGTTAACATTTATTTCACTCTTTTGGCTTATAATCTATACAATCATTATTTTTATTTTTTTCACAAGGTATTGTAATGTCATATCTTCTATCATATCTATCTTCAAAGACCCTTGTTGGACCCTTGCAAGTTTCTAATGCATTAGAACCATAAGATACTGTAGCCGCATCAACATGAAAATACTTGCAATTCGAGCAATATACTTTTTTTTTTGTCATTACAGTACCTTTAATTAGAACCATCCGTTAGCACCGCACGTTGGGCACCAATAGTTATTTTTAAAGGTACCATGTGCGATTAATTCCATTTCAATATGGCAATTTGGGCATTTCATTTCAATCAATCTCAAACCGTTTATTTATAGCTTCAATAATTTCATCCTTAGACCATTTCGGCAGATGTTGACTACCTTCAAAGTTTTCAATATCTTCAATTAATTTCTGTCGCAAAATTTCGATAACATCCGATGGGTATAATACTGCTTCCTTATGAACGGTAAGTGTTTCACCACCGGCAAAAGATATCCCTTTTCCCTCTAAACTCCAATCCTCGGTCATCTAACTTAATAATAATTAGCATTCTATATAAAATGTAAGGCGTTAACCGTCGACCGGGTCATAAGACAATGTGATAGTTGGCCTGGAGTAGCTCGTTATACGGCGCATAGTAAGCCTCAAGTAACTCGCGGGTTTCGGGCAGCATTTTGCCCTTTGAGGTTGCAAAAAATCGCTCGTAGTGCTGTAATGAAAACTGCTCTATGCCTAAAAATTCAAGAATTTGCTGGTAAATTTTATCGGGCGCTTTAAACATTGCCTCGGAGTGGACAAGCATTAATCTATCGCGCCAAGATTCTGTCCACCTATCAAGAAATTCGATATACTGGCCCATCTGAACGCCCAGTGTTATGTTATTTTGCTTACCCATAATATAAGCAACTACTTGGTTGTGAAAATATTCCGGAGTTTGTGTAGAAATGGCAGATGCACTGGCCTGCAGCGGAGCGATTATATTTTCCTTATTAAAATGAGACCAAAGCCTATTTATAGGGTTTCGTAACATAATAATACCTTTACCGTTTGGAAATTTTTTGGCAAGTAGTTCAGGTATATTAGGTGCGCAGAAATACATGACTGAAGCATCAATGTGCCAACCTTCGCCGTCACCTAAATGTTTTTTATACCAATTATCGCCAAATGGTCTATTACGTGTCCAATAAACAGGCTCCTTAAATGCCGGCTCCACAACTTGCGGGTGTTTAATTAGATAGTTATATAATGATGTGGTTCCACCGCGCATTACACCGGCAAGGAAAATTATTTTTTCGGGGAGCGTTCAACTGCCTCCTCTACTGTTGTTTTAGGGTAATCATAAAATTCAACGCGAACAAGTTCAGGCACCGCTGGTCCTAAATTGTGCACATATAATGTTAAATAATCTCTTTCTATATCCCATTTAGCACTACCAATAATAGCGTCGGGTGGCAATCCTAATTTTCGTTTTAGTGCTTCTTGCGAAATTCCAATTTTACATCTATGATGCGACATCACATTCCTCCTCAAATCCACAGGTTGGACAATAAGCATTTTCGCCCAATATAATCATCATCTTGCCACATTTTGGACAATATAAAATATTTGGTTTATATCCCATTATTTCATCATCGTATATTAATTCGTCATAGCCGTACATAGGGTTCCAATTAGGCATATTCCCAGTCCATATCCACATTATACTCTAAGGAATTTTATCGATAGCGTATATTTAATCATACAAAGTGTAAACATTGCAATCTATATTAACCTTGCCGTTCAAACTCAGCGGACAATCCTAAAAAATAAGCCGCATAGTTATACAGCAACTGCGCACTATACATTGCAGCAATTCTATCATTACAGAGACGCACATCCCTATTTGGCTCACCGGTTCGCGCATCCATCCACTGGTTGAGACGCGTTATAACATGCGGCTTTTGATTATCAGCCTGCGTCACTCCTAATTTATACAATTGGACCAACGTCCAAGGCGACCCAATCCCAAAAGCGTGAATGCCAATATCCGGATTAAGTTCGTGTATTTTCTTACAAACGTGGGCATATCGCTCAATAGTCGTCTCACGTCGCTCTCCTGCTTGTGAGCCAATCCCCACAATATGATTTTTGTTCTCAAAAATTCCCAATTCATTGAAGGCAGTAACACATTTATCATACTCCTCGGCCACGTGGCCTTGCAGGACAGAACACTTTTTGGCCTTTGTCTTTAAGTCTAACATCTGCTCTGCATTTTTTATAGTTTTTTGTTGCGCTTCAGCCACAGTCATTTTGCACTTTGCCAGAAGGCCAGTTTTGCACAAGACATCTAAATGGGAAACAATATCTGCATCGACCGCATTGGCAAACTCAACAAGCGCGGGCTGCTGGTCAAACCAGGCAGTATCTCCCTTTCCCATGGCAACAATTCCTGCAGAGTCAATCATCAGCGAGGTCATCAAGTTGCGCTTCTTAATCATATCCACAACCATAGCCTGCCTGCCAGCACGATGCAACACATGGTAACCTGATACCAAAATATTGCGCTGGGGCAAAAGTTCCCATTGGATTTGTGTGGAAGCAGCAAATGTAAAAAATAAGGTAAAATCGTCGGGTATGTGGATGGGTATCTGTATTCGCGACACGGCTTTTTCTTCCGCTATAAGGTCGCTAGCCAAATTGGGCAACATTTTCAGCACAGCCGCCTCACGATTAAGCTGCTGCACAAGATTGGGCAACTGCGACTTGGCAATTTCACCATCTAAAAGCTGCCGCGCAACTTTCCTTCGCCGCTTTAGGTCTTTAATTCGCCGCAGGGCCAAAATGTCAGGCAGTTTCAGTTTACCAGCCTTGATGGCATCCAACACAAAGGGCGGCTCATTTAATATTGATATTGTATTATAGACGGTGGGCACTGATGTCTCGAAGTCAGCAGCCACAGTTTTCGGGTCATAATGATATTCATCAATCAGGCGCTTCCAGGAAATTGCCAATTCAAAAAGGGTCAAGTCCTCGCGCTTCTCATTGTAAAGGATGGCCAACTCATAGGCACGCCCTTCATTGATGCCCTCGAAGACATCGCAGGCAATGCGGTTCCAGGGCGGCGCATAATCTTGCTCTTCGGCAACCAGGCAGAAGGCAGTCCAC